TGAAGACAGACCTCATAAGCCCCAAGACTAAGCCTGACAGCAGGGGGACATTGTTCCTAGAAAGCAAGAAAGATATGAAGTCGCGCGGGCTGGCCTCCCCTGACGCAGCGGACGCCATAGCGGTCACGTTCGCGTTTCCTGTAGCATCTACTGATCCGCGTCTGACACGCGTTGACAAGCATCGCACAAGAGGCTATTCTCCCGGCGGAATATCTACATCATGGATGGGGTCCTAATCATGCCTGCAAATAAATATACGCGCGAGTTGTACAAAACTGGTACTGTCGCCTCCGAACGCGCGGCTATCGCTAACCGTGACCCAGCCCGCAAAGAAGCAGCCAAGAAAATCTTGGAGCGCGAAGGCACGACAAGCCCAGCCGGCGGGCGCGCAGTCAAGATGCCAGCTAAGGTTGCGATGCCAAAAGCGCCGCAGATCATCCGCACGACGGTGAACATGAAGTCAACTCCAATGGGCAAAAAGCGTTAATCATGCCCCTTAGTAAGTCACCCAGCAAAGCTGCGTTTCGCAAGAACATCAAAGCAGAAGTAAATGCGGGTAAACCTGTGAAACAAGCCGTCGCTATCGCTTACAGCGTGAAGCGCGCCGCCAGCAAAGGCAAGAAATAATCTATGGCCGACCCCACAGGCATTGAAGCGGCAGGCAAAGTCGCCAACGTAGGATCGAACGCGCCTAAGACAACGCGCGACGATCACGATAAGATGGCTACCATGCGTAGCCGTCTTACGATGGCGCAGGCTGCGTATTCAGACAGCCGTGAGGACGAACTAGACGATCTACGCTTTATGGCCGGCAGCCCTGACAACCAGTGGCAGTGGCCTGCTGACGTGTTGTCAACACGCGGCAGCGTACAAGGACAGGCTATTAACGCACGTCCATGCCTGACAATCAACAAGCTGCCACAGCACGTCCGTCAGGTAACAAACGAGCAACGTCAAAACCGACCAAACGGTAAAGTAATACCCGCGGATGACAACGCTGACGTACAGGTAGCCGAGATTTTCAATGGTGTGGTGCGCCACATTGAGTATATGTCAGATGCCGACGTTGCGTATGACACAGCCTGCGACAACCAAGTCACTTACGGTGAAGGTTACATCCGTCTGCTGACTGAGTATTGCAACGACGATACGTTTGACCAAGACATCAAGATTGGCCGCGTCCGTAACGCATTTAGCGTTTACATGGACCCCACCATCCAAGACCCATGCGGCTCAGACGCCGAATGGTGCTTTATCACCGAAGATATACTAAAGTCAGAATATGAGCGTTTGTTCCCTGACGCATCGCCAATCAGCACATTATATAGCCAAGGCGTTGGTGATCAGGGCATTTCGTCGTGGCTGCAAGAAGATACAATCCGCATCGCGGAGTATTTTTACAACGTTTATGAGCCTGAAACGCTGCATCTGTACCCAAATAACCAGACTGCCAAGGCTAACTCGCCTGAAGACAAGCAGCTTAAAGAAATGTACGGCAAACCGCTTCGCACACGCAAAGTGGACCGAAAAAAAGTCATGTGGATGAAGACCAATGGCTATGACATTCTTGATGAGCGCGAGTGGTCAGGCAAATATATCCCTGTCGTGCGCGTAATTGGCAACGAATGGGAAGTTGACGGCCAAATATACATCTCTGGGCTTGTGCGTAACGCCAAAGACGCCCAGCGTATGTACAACTACTGGACCAGCCAAGAGGCAGAAATGCTTGCATTGGCACCTAAAGCGCCATTTATCGGTTATGGCGGCCAGTTTGAAGGCTACGAAAACCAGTGGAAGACTGCCAACACGACCAACTGGCCGTATTTGGAAGTCAACCCAGACGTTACAGACGGCGCTGGAGGCGTTCTCCCGCTGCCTATGCGCGCACAGCCACCTTTACCCCAAACAGGTCTGATACAGGCTAAAATGGGCGCTGGAGAGGACATCAAGGCCACAACCGGCCAGTATGATGCGTCGCTGGGCCAGCAAGGCAACGAACGGTCTGCAAAAGCTATCGTCGCGCGCGAAAAGCAGGGCGATGTTGGCACGTATCACTACGTTGACAACCTTGCGCGGGCCATTCGCTACATTACACGCCAAATCGTCGATATGATTCCTAAAATCTACGACACACAGCGCATTGCACGCATCATTGGTGCTGACGGCGAAGTCAGCATGGTCAAAATGGACCCAGCGCAAGAAGAAGCTGTACGTGAAGTGCGTGACCAAGAAACTGGCGGTCTGATCGAAAAGATTTACAACCCCGGCGTCGGTACATACGACGTTATGGTCACTACTGGCCCCGGCTACATGACCAAGCGTCAAGAAGCACTTGATGCCATGAGCCAGATTCTGCAATCTAACCCACAACTTTGGGCTGTTGCGGGCGATTTGTTCATTAAGAACATGGATTGGCCCGGCGCGCAGGAAATGGCAGAGCGGTTTAAGAAAATCCTTGATCCTAAAGTACTTGCTACAGACGATCAGTCGCCTGAAATGGTTGCCGCACAGCAACAGATGGAAGTTATGGCTGAAGAACTGAACCGCATGGTCGATATTATCGAAGGCGTGCAGGCAGACGTTGCAAAGCGCGAAGTAGACATCAAGGAATACAAGGCACAGGTAGACGCCTACGATGCGGAAACAAAACGTATCTCAGCGATGCAAGCGGGGATGACAGAAGAGCAAATTCAGGATATTGTCATGGGAACGATTGCAGGCGCATTGGATACCGGTGATTTGATTAGCGGATCACCAGAAATGCGTGAGCAACCCGAAATGACCGAAGAAATGCCTCCGCAACAACCAATGCAAGACATGGGCGGTATGCCTGAGATGCCACCTGAAGGAATGATGGAATGACCGTAAGCCTTAAACATACTTTTGCGTCGGCTAAAACTGACAGCGCCGACGCAACACTTGTTCAGCCGTCTAACTGGAACGCAGAACACGTATTGTCGCTTGCTACTAATAAGATTTTGGGCCGCGCTACTGCTGGTACAGGCGTCGCCGAAGAACTTAGCGTTGGCACTGCCTTGTCAATATCTGGCGGCACGCTAGCCGTTACTACCGTACCTGTCGCTAACGGCGGTACAGGCGCGGCGACACTCACAGGTTACGTAAAGGGTACAGGCACTTCACCTTTAACTGGTTCAGCTACAATCCCAACAAGCGACTTGACGGGTACGTTGCCTGTTGCAAACGGCGGTACAGGCGCTGCAACGCTGACGGCAAATAATGTGTTGCTAGGCAACGGCACATCTGCGGTGCAAGTGGTTGCGCCCGGCACATCAGGTAATGTGCTAACCAGCAACGGAACAACTTGGGCAAGTACGGCTGCACCAGCACCCGCCAACGATTTTACTAATTTTAGACTTTTTACGACTAGCGTTTCCTTTACTGCCCCTATAACGGGGCTTTACAGGGTGCGAGTTGTTGGCGGCGGCGGCTCCGGCGGATGTGCTACTGATCCTACTCGCGCCTCAGCTACAGGCGGCGGCTCTGGCGGGCTGGCAATAAAAACACTTTCACTAACAGCCGGTCAAATTTGCACGGTAACTATTGGCGCCGGCGGCGCGGCTAATTCATCAACCACTCAAGCTAACGGAAATACAGGCGGTACCAGCACATTTTCAGGTTCAGGATTTACTACTGTTACAGCTAACGGTGGCGGCGGCGGCAACGCAGATTTAACTACGGCAGTTATTGCAGGTGGTGTAGGCGGCGCCGCGTCTGGCGGCGACTATAACATAACGGGCGGCGACGCCGGAACCGCGCAGTGTACGTCAACTAATTGTGGGGCTTCTAGTGGCGGCGGCGCTGTTCCTTGGACGGGCGCGCGATATACTTCGGGAAATGCCAGCGTTACTGGAGCAAGTGGTCTTGTATCATCAGGGGGCGCGGGGATCGGCGGCGGCTCTGGTGACGTAACCGTTAGTGGGGCCACTTTTGCTGGCACTGGCGGCGGCGGGTCCGGCGCAGCTAGTGCATCTGGTCTTGCCGCTGGCGGCGCGGCGGCAACCACTACTGCGTTTTTAATTCCATCATCCCCGCTTGTCTTAAACGGAGTTGGCGGTATTGGGGCAGGATCTGGCGTTTCTGGCAGCCCCACTGCGGGCACAGCGTCGGGGATCACGAGTGGATTGACCGGCGGCGCCGGATCTGGCGGCGCTGCCGCCGGCACTTCTCCTAGCGCCACAATTTTTGGTGGCAGCGGCGCCGCTTCCAATGGCGGTCCGGGCACTACCGGCGCTCCGGGATCAGGCGGCGGCTCTGGTGGAGCAACAAGTCGAAATGCTGCGTCTCTGTCTGAAAGTTCAGCCGGCGGCGCCGGTGTTATTCTTGTTGAATGGTAATAAAAATGCGATATGAAATCCTTGATAGCGATGGAAACGTTGTAAACATAATCATTGCTGACGCTGAGTTTGTTGAGGTACACTTCCCCGGCGCGTACAAGTTGGTGGAAGATACTTCTTTACCTGTGCCAGAACCGTTGCCTGCACCGCTTCCTACGCCGCCTAGCAAGGAAGAACTTCTTGCCCAGCTTCAAGCGCTTCAGGCGCAAATAGAAGCCCTTGAAGAAACACCATCATGAAATGCGCTGACTTTGTAGGCACTCTGTTTCTCGCGCGCGATGTAGCCCATTCGACGCACTTGAACACGCGCAGCTTTGCCAAGCATTCCGCTTTGAACACTTTTTATGACGAAGTGATTGAACTGGCTGACAAATTTGCTGAAGCTTACCAAGGCAAATATGGCCTAATCGGTCCTATCTCACTTATGTCAGCTAAGAAGACAAACAACATTGTCGCGTTTCTTGAAGGTCAGGTAGACGAACTTGAGGAAATGCGGTATAAAGTCGTTGATAAGGATTGCACTCCAATCCAAAACATTATCGACGAGATTTTTGGGTTGTATTACTCAACCTTGTACAAACTTAAATTTCTCGCATAAGGACGCGACATATGGAACTTTTACGCCCTCTTAACGATGCTGCCTTTGGTACGCAAAGCGTAGCTTACACCGGAACCGCTGGTTCTGTAACTGGCTGGCCCGCTGGCCCACAAGGCGTGCTGGTCTGGTGTACATCTGACGCGTACATCCGCGTTGGTAACGGCGTCACAGCTACATCGGCTGACACTCCGCTGCCTGCCAACACACCTGTACCTATTTACGTACAGCAGCCCGGCGGTGACGCTACGGGCGGTTCATGGCGCGTCAGTGCTATCCAGATCAGCGCAAGCGGTACACTGTACGCAAAGCCGATTAACATCAGATGAGTTTTGGCATCCCCGTCCGTAATGGTTTAGGTATAGGCTTACGGGCCTCTATTTCAGTGGGTACGCGTGGGGGTGTCCCACCCGGTGCGCCTACGATTGGTACGGCTACATCTTCTACTGCGACCACAGCTTCGGTAACGTTTACTGCGCCTGCCAACCCCGGCATACCGGCAGTTATTACAAGTTACACAGTCACCTCAAGTCCGGGCGGCATTACAGCCACTGGTGCGTCCTCACCGATTACCGTTACAGGGTTGACTACAGGCACTGCGTATACTTTCACGGTAGCTGCAACCAACGCTTCTGGTACGGGCCCATCAAGCGCGGCAAGTAATAGTGTGACGCCAGCAGTGCCGGCGCCGACATCTGTAGAATACCTTGTTGTTGCTGGCGGCGGCGGCGGCGGGCGTTACGGCGGCGGCGGCGGCGCGGGCGGTTTCTTAACGGGGACATTTACGCCCGTTGTAGCCGGAACTACATACACTGTTACTGTCGGTGCAGGCGGCCCAAATCGTACCACTGGAAATAACTCTATCTTTGCGACCGTTACCTCTTTAGGCGGCGGCGGCGCCGGTCGGTTTAATAGTCCGGCTGGTTTAAGTGGAGGGTCCGGCGGCGGCGGTTCTGGAGCCCCCGGCTATGGTATTGGCGCCGGCGGCGCTGGCACGGTTGGACAGGGCAACGCTGGCGGCGGCGGCGGCAACTATAATGGCGGCGGCGGCGGCGGCGGCGGCGCGGCTGGGACAAATGCCATTAACAATCCCGCACCGGGAATTGGTGGCGGCGGCGCTGGCAGTTCTAGCAGTATTAGTGGAAGCAGTGTCTTTTACGCGGGCGGCGGCGGCGGCTCGTCTTCCGGGCTTGGCGGCGTAGGCGGCGGGGCAAATGGGTCTCCCACCAACCCTATTGCTGGCGCGGTTAATACAGGCGGCGGCGGCGGCGGCGGCAACAGTAATGTTGGAGGCGACGGCGGGTCTGGAATTATTATTATTCGTTACGTTGACACTTTTCCGAACGCGAGCGTAACTGGCTCACCGGTACTAACCCAAACAGGGGGCTATAAAATTTACACGTTTAATGCGTCGGGAACGATTACATGGTAACAAGTAACAAAAACCAGCAGTTTGCGGTGTTTTGTGGGTTGCCCAGAACTGGTTCAACGTTGTTAATAAATTTACTTATGCAAAACCCCAACATACACGGGGAAGGCGCGTCGATTCTTTGCGAACTAATGTGGCAGACACAGCAAATATGCGACAACTACCCACCCCTTTTTGCAAACAATAGGCTTGGCACAAAAAAAGACATTATGTCTGCTTTACCCAGCCTTCACTACAAAAACATTGAAAAGCCTATTATAATAGAAAAAGGCCGGATGTGGTGTCACCCCGTGAACACAAAAATGTGGTTAGATAACGTTAATTCAGATCAAAAATTTGTGGTTCTTGTCCGGCCTATTGAAGATGTCGTAAAATCTTTAGTGTCTTTGCGTATTAAGAATAACCACCAAGGCGACCTGTACGAAGACTTAATGCAGCCCGGAGCGGAACCCATTTACAGGGCCGCGGAAGCTATTGCTCTTGGTAAAACTCAACCGCAAGAAAATTTTCTGTATGTAGACTACAGGGATTTAGTTTCCGATCCGCTTAAAGTTTTAGACCTAATCTACGCTTTTTACGGTTGGAACAAATTTGAGCATAACGTTGAGAAAGTTGAGCAAGTTTTTGCCGAAGATGATCAATATCATGGTCTTGACGGTATGCACAAAATTAGAGAAACTATCTCTGTTGAAAAGGTTAATGTTGATCTGCCGCCTAAAGTCGCCGAGTTTTGCGAAGAACTAAACAAAATGGTTTACGATAAACAAATCGACGGCGAATGGGCCTTTGATCATTCTTAGTAAGGAAAAGCTTCGTGACTCATTTTGCAAAAGTTATTGACGGCATAGTCACTGAGGTAATCGTGGCTGAACAAGACGTTATTGACGCCGGCTTGTTTGGCGACTTTGCGCTGTGGGTGCAAACATCATACAACACGCATGGCGGACAGCACCCAGAAGGGCGTCCGTTACGCAAGAATTATGCTGGCATTGGACACACATACGACGCAGCGCGCGATGCTTTTATCGCGCCGCAGCCGTATCCATCGTGGATTCTTAACGAAGATACCTGTTTATGGGACGCCCCAATTGCCAAACCGGATGACGGCAAACGCTATTATTGGGACGAAGCAACTCAAGCATATTGTCAAGCCACATAATTTACTGTAGTTTGACCATTAACCGTACTGATGCGGCACATCAGGAACTCCATAGGAGTTACACATGGACGAAACAGTCCCCAACGTAGCGGATGCCTCCGCGCCAGAACTCGAAGCCACGGCAGCAATCGAGCCTGTAGAAAACACGACGCCGGAAACGCCTGCTGAACAGGAAGCTAATAAGTCCTTCACACAAGAAGAACTTGACGCAATTGTTGGCAAGCGCCTCGCAAGAGAACAGCGCAAATGGGAGCGCGAACAGGCTCAAAGAGCAGAGGAATTACAGGCCCGCCAACAAGCAGGCTATGATATTACCCCTGATCAATTTGAGACATATGAAGATTACGCAGAGGTTTTGGCCGAACGTAAAGCTGAAGAATTGCTGGCACGGCGAGATACCGCCCGTCAGCAAGCTGAAATGCAGGATGCCTACCATGATCTAGAAGAGGCAGCGCGGGACAAATATGATGACTTTGAACAAGTCGCATACAACCCCAACCTTCCGATTACAGATTTCATGGCGCAAAGCATCCAAGCGTCAGACGCAGGCCCAGACGTTCTATATTATCTCGGCTCTAATCCGAAAGAAGCTGATCGTATCGCCCGTCTAGCGCCAATTTTGCAGGCAAAAGAAATTGGAAAACTTGAGGCTTCATTGTCCTCAAATCCGCCGGTTAAAAGAACTTCAAACGCCCCGGCTCCGATTGCGCCTGTCACAGCACGTTCTACTGGGTCAAACCAGTTTGACACAACTGATCCTCGTTCGACTAAGTCAATGACTACGTCGGAATGGATCGAAGCAGAACGTATGCGGCAGATCAAGAAGTACGAGGCACAACGCAACAGATAATTTGGGATTATTACCATGTCTAACTCGATTTTAACAATTGATATGATCACGCGGAAGGCTCTAGAAATTCTAGAGAATAACCTTGTGCTGACACGTAACGTAAACCGCCAGTACGACGATAGCTTTGCTGTCGAAGGTGCTAAAATTGGCTCAACCCTGCGTATCCGTCTTCCAGACCGTGCGCTTGTAACTGACGGCGCAGCCCTTCAGGTACAGGATGACAACGAGCAGTTCACAACTCTTGCTGTTTCCACCCAGAAGCACATCGGCGTCAACTTCACGACTGCTGAATTGACGATGCAGCTTGACGATTTCGCAGACCGCGTTCTCAAGCCACGTATCTCGCAGCTTGCATCCAGCATCGACGCTG